CTTCCGGAACTGTAAAGTTACTGAGTCCCTGTATTTTTCGGCTGACTGTTATTTCGCTAGTTTTCAGTACATTTGCAAGGTCCCTTTTTTTAATTTTTTTCCTCGCCATCTCTGCCAACAGGTTGTGTGCCATTAATTCCCCTCCTCTATATTTTGTTGTTTGTTTGAATATGGACAAGATATATTTATATATTATGTTCATATTTGAATAAAGTCAAGTAATTTTTTTCATATTTGAACATTTATTTATTGTTTTCTTGTTCGAATAAGATATAATCAAGGTACGCACGAAAAAAAGGAGTGGGATAATTGATGGATTTAAGAAAAATATTAAAGATTATGAAAGCAAAAAATTTGAACACCAAACAACTATCTGAGTTGTCCGGTGTTCCTATTTCTACTGTTAATAGAATTGTTTATGGCTTGACTAAAGATCCTTCTGTCAATGCCGTTCGTTCTATCGCTCATGCTCTTGGTTATACTCTTGATGAATTGCTCGAATTCGAGGACGATGGGCCTCAAGGCTACTATTTAGATTCTGATTCAGCAAGAATTGCGCAGGAGATTTACGAGAACCCAGATTTAAAGTTATTGTTTGATACAACACGTAAAGTTGATCCGGAAGATCTTAAACTAATTGCAAAGATGGTGTCTAAGATGGTTAAGGACGAGAATGGCGAAGAAGAGTAGCTGGAATGTACTGAATGGTGGTGATAATCTTGGTGGAGTACATAGGCGTTTATCTGGTAGATCTGCCTCATGGCATCAGAGGGTTTACAAGGAAGAATGAAGATGGCAGTTATACGATGTTGATAAATGCCAGGCTAAGTTCAGAGATGCAGATCCAGACCTACGATCATGAGATCCAACACATTGACTGTGGGGATTATGATAGTGCGAAAGAAGTTGATGAGCTGGAGTTTGATAGGCATGTTGGATGATGTGCTATTAACAGAAAGGTGGTTCCAATGAGCAGTTTCTTAAAGGACATGAAGAAGATGATGAAATCAGTTCAGAAGGCGCAAAAGACCGTTAACAAGATTATTGATAACAAACCTAAACCTGCTAAAAAAGAAGTTATTCAGGACATTGATGGGTCGATCGAAGCCAAACTTGTTAAAGTGGATAAATCTCTATCAACAGATGGATTCGATTCTATTGACTTTACTGTTTCTGATGAATATGTATCAGTCGAAGACGAGGAAGGTAATACAATTGGATATTTACCTAAATCTGCCGCTACTAAAGTGTCTAAGTGGGTGGACCTTGGTTATTATGTTGATATGGATATGTCGGACCCGGACACATATACAGTTACAATAAACTATGCTGGTTGAATCTATTAAAAAAGTTATTCAATAAAATCGCGGATAGCAATGAACCGCTCGAAGTGTTATCTTATTCAACAAGAAAGGCTGTGATTATCAATGAGCATGACTGCATATGCATACGCCCGATTCTCTTCCTCACATCAAAGGGAAGAATCCATTGACGCGCAGCTACAGGCTATCCGTGAGCACTGTTCCCGGGAAGGCATTAATCTCACAAAGATATTTACGGATGAGGCCGAATCGGCCCGTTATGATGACCGTCCAGGGTTTCAGGCCATGTTCAGTGCCGTCCGCTTGGATCCACCGGATATCGTGCTGGTTCACAAGCTGGACCGCTTCAGCCGGGATCGCTATGATGCCGCTGTTTATCGTCGCAAACTAAAAGACCATGGCGTGCGCCTGGTCTCTGTTCTTGAGCCATTAGATGGATCCCCGGAGTCAGTCATCCTGGAGTCCGTACTTGAAGGTATGGCTGAATACTATTCAAAGAACCTTGCCCGCGAAGTCATGAAGGGGCTTCGTCAGAATGCCCAGAAGTGTTTATGGAATGGCGGCCGGCCTCCACTGGGGTACGTCGTCAACAAAGACCGTAAACTTGAAATCGAACCCGAAGGAGCTGCCACCGTTCGTCGCATCTTTGACTTATTCCTGGATGGCCATGGTTACAAGACGATAGCGGCTCAGCTGAATGCTGAAGGCCTTAAGACATCTGTCGGCGGGCCCTGGTATAAAAGTTCTATCTATACTATTCTAACCAACGAAAGATATATCGGAGTTTACATTTATAATAAACGGACATCGGCCAATACGGACGGTAGCCGTAATAATCATGCCTACAAGTCCGTCGATGAGCAGATTAGAATTGAAGGCGGCGTGCCTGCTATCATTGAAAAGGAGGTCTGGGAGAAGGTGAGAGAAAAAATGGAAGGAAGATTGAAGGGCCCACAGCCAAGACGACGTGGGAATGTGGATTACATACTTACTGGACTTATGAATTGCGGTGAATGTGGAGGAGCTTTTGTTGGTGGTGGCGCAAGAAGTAAGGGCTACCACTTTTATACCTGCACCCGAAAAGGATCCAAAGCCTGTTCCAATCCGACTATTTCCCAGACATGGATTGAAGATCATGTCATTCACGAATTGAAGAAAAGGGTACTCAGCGGATCTGCAATTGATGCCCTGGTACCGGCAGTCATGGAACAGGTTAAGAAGAGAGAATCACAGAGGGCCCCAGAACTCGAGGCTATAAAGAAAAAGATCAATGAAGGAGAAGCGAAGATTAGCCGGCTGCTTGATATGATTGAGGACGGAATAGCTGGGCCTGATGTCAAGGACCGTATTATGGAGCGTAGGGAAGAAATCAATGCGCTTCACGAACGGGAGCAGGCTCTTCTGAATTCAGAGAATCTGAACTTTACTGAAGACATGGTCCGTAGGTACTTACTGACCTATCGAGAAAGCCTGGAAAGCGAAGATCCGGCCATAAAAAGAAAAACCCTCGAGACGTTCGTTGAACGCATCGAGGTATTCTCTGATCGTGTTGAGTTCCAGTTCAAGATTGAACCGGGTCAACGGGTTGATAAGGTTGGTGGAGATGGCCCGAGCCGGACCTTATCACCGGTTGGTAACGTTGGTGAAGGTGAACCGTTCTGGACCTTATCAACGATGGTCACCCGCGTTGGTAAATCCGGTAATGGTGGAAGAACAGAAACGCCCCGCAAGGATTAACCCGCGGGGCGTTTCTGAAAGGAGGATCTATCTATGTCAGGACAGCTTGCTTGGTTCGGTTCAGCTGGAACACGGCCGCTTCAATTAAGATATCCAGCTGGGTGGCGTCAATCTGTATGCCTTTTTGGTTGAGGACCTGCAGCACGTAGGCCTTCTTGTCCTGGCCGGCTCCGGGCGTGTTGAAGATCTGCTCTGCGGCCTGGACCAAGATCAGGACCAGGTTCCAGATTTTCTTCTGCTTGGCCTCGCTGGTCCTTGCCTTGATGTAAGGCGCCAGCAGGTAGACCATCAGCGCGCCGATAATGGATATCAGCGCCAGGGCGATTTGCATCATCATTTCAATGTTCATCATAGCACTTCCTTTCCGGTGATCTTTTCATACAGCCGGGCCACAATGGCCGCGGCCTCTTCCCGCGTCAGCGGGGCGGTGGGGTTAAAATTTCCGGATCCGTCGCCCCGGATGATGTCGAGCTTCTTCGCCTTCTCGATGTAGGGTGCGCTCCAGCGGTCATCGGGCACGTCTTTGAATACCTTTCCCAAGGTCCTCACCTCCTCTAAAAAGTCAGCCTTGCTTATCCCGGATCCCGGGCAGCTCTTTGTTACGTTTGGCCCCTCCCGGTGGAATCTGATCGAGCTCTCCCCGAAGCGATTCCGGAAGTACCGGGCCAATTCTACAATGGCTTCTCTCTGATCCCCGTCCAGCTTCTCCTGGCCGATATCGAAGTCTCCTATCATTTCCACGGCGAAGGCTCCGATATTCCAGCCCTTGATGCTGATCGGGGTCTTTCCGAACGGCCGCCCGGTCAGAAAGGTCCCATCTGGGAAAAGGGTCACGTGCTGGGCGATATCATCCCACCCTTTGGTGTTCCGGTGATAGTTCTCCATGCCGGCCTGCAGGGCTTCGTGGTTGGCTCCGCTGAAGTCCCGCTTCCTGGGTCTCCAGGTATGGTGGATGTGCAGCTGCGTGTAGGTGAAGGCGTCCAGCTCTTTTATCAGCTGGGCCGCCGTCAAGCGTCTATATGGTTTCATTGTTGTCGTCCTCCTCGGCTATCCCTTCCTGGTCGAAAATCTGATCCTGCTTGTTCTTGGTCCAGCGGAGCAGCCACTTAAAGTCCGCCCCTGCGTCGCATAGGTTTTCCAGCACGCTTTGGGCTTCCCGGAGGAACAGGATCGAGTAGACCACCGATGCTAAAAATACACTTAATTGCTCCAGCTGCACCACCCGGTAAGACAGCCCAACCAGGATCGCCACCACCAGGTAAGAGTATAACTTGATCCGGGTTCCCTCCCACAGCTTGTTTGAGCTTATGGAGCAATTCCTGACCGCTTTCATGTAACCCCCCGCCTGGTGGGAGAGGGCTACATATTTTGTCATGATATCCAGGATGATCAGGGCCCCTACCGCGCAGGCGGAGGTCAGGATCGCCTTGTCCGGGAATAGTACATAATTGAAAATCCCCAGAAAGGCCCCGAGGTAGGGGATGGCTCCGGCCATGGCCTTGGCTATGTATGTCTGTAATTGCTCCATCGCCCTCTCCTTTACTGCGCCGGGTTCGGCCCTAAAATCATTACCTTGGATTCTTTCTGGACCCAATCGACCTTGCAGTTCAAAGCCTCCGCGATGAACCTGATCGGTACCAGGGTCCGGTTGTTCTCGTCGATGTACGGCGCGAAGTTTAAGAAAACCTTCCGGCCATCGATGAAGGCTGCATCGGATCCGGTGTTCAGCTGGATCCGTCCGTCGATGGTTACCCGGATACTCTTGTCTGGATTAAAGGCCCACTCAACCTTCGCTCCCAGGGCCTCCGAGATCACGCGTACCGGGACGAACACATTCCCCTGCCGGTTGACCGGTTTCGTGTCCATCACCAGCTCTTTTCCGTCTATCTGGTACCTGGTCCCCTCCGTGGTCATGGTGATGTATTTCACCGAAAGTGGCGGTAGGATCGGCTGGCCCCATCCGTGGTGGGTGTCGTGTCCGCCATCTCCCAGGTCTCTGGCGATCATCTGCAGGTATTTATACATTTCCTGCATCGACATTCTTCCGTACCGGCTCATGATGATGGCGCAGAGGCCGGCCTGGAATGGTGTCGCTGCAGAGGTTCCAGACCACCAGCCGACGGATTGCATGAAGTCCAGTTCTGGTCCTACCGAGGAATATCCGGCTTTCACGAATTTTTCTTTGATGTAGTCCAGCGCACCCATGACCGCGCAGACCTCCACGGGGAATCTGGTCGAGATCGTGTCTCCATCTCCCATACCGTCGTTGGATGCGGCATTCAGGACTACGGTCCTTTCGGTCGTGAAGAGCTTCTTCATGTAGTCCACGTATTCCTGGCTCCGGTTCCCACCCATGAGGGACGCGGTGATGACGTGGAATTTATTCTGCTGGACAAAGGCTGCGACGTCCTCCCCGGTCTCCGTAGTTGGCGAGGATGTCATTCTATCACCGTGGGTGGAAAACCCGAAGCCCACCGGTGTGACCGCCGCCATGGGAGCCACGTCCAGAACCATCTGCTTCGAGCAGGCTCCGTGCCCTCCGTCTGCCTCGCAGCTCCAGACCTTTATTCCTTGTCCTTGGTATCCGGCCTCTAGCCATGCTGTGGCGCCTACCGCTTTTAGGATCGGGATCATTTCTTCTTTTGCCATATGTTTACTTCCTTTCCCCGGAGAGGGTTTCAATCCACCAATCGATGGCTTCTTTGGTTGCCCTACTGTTCGTAATGGCTTTTTCGTAGGTTAGACCAGTGTTAGGGTCAGCCTGATTTTGAAGCACCCTAACAGCCAAATAACGGGCAATTAAATCATTTTTATAACTCATTATAAAGCACCTCCAAACAGCAGATTATCCACAACAGCCTGTGTAACTTCCAATTCTGCTTTTAGTTTTGTGTTTTCTTTTTCAACAATAGCAATCCTCTGTTCTGTGGTTTGTATTGGCAATTGCTCTTGATGGGGTTTCTTTATAAATTCTCCATTGGTAAACTCATATTCTTCAATACTAGAAAAAACATCATTTGGAACGACAACTATTTCACCTTCAGGCTTAAACCCTGTTACATATTGTGTAATATCCCCGTTTTTAATTACAGCATATATCAAACCTACACCCCCTTTTTTTAATTAATTATTTATAAACTACTAAAAAACTCAACTAAACCAGCACTTCCCTGTCCACCACCAGTTCCACCAGTAGCCGCACAAACCGCACCATTTGTTGGAGCAAGTATTGAAATTAACCCACCCCCACCACCAGAGCCAACATATCCATAGAATCCAGTAGCCCCATTTCCACCATTTGCGAGTAATGTTAAAGTGGGTATACCTGTAGGGCAAATAATAATTATTGCACCACCCCCACCACCAGAGCCTGGATATATTTGTCCATTTAATGCGTTACCACTAGTCGCTACGCCACCACTACCTATTACACCATTACCCCCTGCTCCCATTAGGACTATATAGGGGGATGAGTTATCATACCCACCACCTGCACCACCCCCACCACCAATGTCATCAATGCAAGTAAAAAATGGGGATAATGAAGCGAAAGAATTTTTTACCACACCACCAGTTGAATGCCCCCTAAAACTACCAACTTGACCACCATTTGCTGATGCTTGACCTGACGGGGGTGAATTTTGTGTTGGGGGATTTCCATTTTCCCCCGAAGCATCTATAGTTCCATTTCCAATAATATTTTTTGCGAATAATAGAATGATGCCACCACCAGTCCCACCCATATTCCCATATGCTGTTGCCGCTCCACCAGTACCCCCTTTACCTTTTGCAGAAATCACCCCATTTAATGTAAGTGTCCCTTTGACATAAAGTATATTAACTCCTCGAACACAAGTTAAAGTAACTCCATTGTTTATTGTTAAATTATTATACACATTTACACTTGTAGCTAGGGTTGTATCCGTTTCTATCGTTGCATCGGAACAATTATATGCATTGAACCCTGCCATTGAAATAAATGGGATTACTTGGAAAGCTTCATCCACATTTTCAACCCCGTATAGAGCCTTTGTTTCAGGTTCTAATTGTACTGTGACAGCATCCAACCCTTTGGGTGGAATCACCCCAATTGTCATAGAAGAAGCACCGCACAAATCAACATCACTTCTTTGGTCAGTTATTTCTGTTTCAGTAATTGCGCTATAACCATTTGCCAATGTAACATCAGCCAATCCCAGTTCATACACTCCAGCGGTCCTCGTAAGCGCCGGAGCTACCGGAGAGCCGGCCGGTGTGCCTTCCAGAACAGCAAATTCTATTGTCCGGCTGGCCTCATTCAACCGGGCCACTACCCGGTCTATCCTGGGGTTTCCGCTGGTGTTTTCTGCGACGGTCAGTGTGACAGGCTCCTCCAGGACCCGCATGGCCCCGTTAATGAATACGACGCCGGCATCCACATAGACCGTCTTGTTCGGTGCAGCCTGGGGCTTTACCTGGCATTCGTTCGCTGCATTCTGGATCAGCCCGTTGTGGATCAGCCGGGAGAAATATTCCCGCCATTCCAGCGCGCTGTATTTTCGGTCCCCGTCCTGCGAGGTGAAGGGCAGGCCGTAGTCATTGATGTTTGGCATAATTACCTCCTAAACTGTTTCGAGCTTTGACACTCTCTTGATAACGGATCCGATCACGCCGCCCAGGGTCCTCTCTGGCTTTCCGAATTCCGGGACCACCTGGATGGATCCCTTGTCGTATGTCTCCGTGACGCCTTGGATCTGCATGTCTATGGTGCTGGCCCGGTCCATGACCACCGTCACGTAGTCCCCGAGATCGTATTCCTGGCCATACCGGAATTGTCGGTCCAGGACCTCAAACTCAAAGCTGTTGATCGGTGCCCCTTCCGCGACGGCCTGGGCGGCTCTCTCGTTCAGCTTGTCCGGGGTGTCCGCGTCCCGGGCGTCCACGAAGGCCTCTTTCTTCCTACCGGGTCCGGAGCCGTCCAGCTTGACGATCTGGCGGGCTTCTCCTTCTCCCTGGCCTCCGGCGTACACCACCGTCTTGGCGGCGGTTGTGTCCTCCACGCTTCGGAATCCGGCCATGTTCCCGTATTTCAGGCCAAAGAGCACGCGGCCGTTTATCGTTTGCCCGGCGGTCCTGTTTACTCCTTTCAGAACCTTAAAAACGAATCGGCTCCCAGGGATGTCCAGTTCCAGCCTCCATCCCAGATCCTCGGCCTGCAGGACCCGGGTTATCTCTTCTGCCAGATTCCCGTACCGGGTCTGGTCCGTGATGGTCTCTCCGAGGCTCTGGCTGGCCCCCAGCATGATTGGATACTGCGCCCTGGCGGAATCGGCCGGGCTTATGCAGTTCGCGTCGACCCAGGCCCTGACGACGGCCTCCCGCGTGCCGGTCCGCACGTCGTATGCGGAGAGCGCCGGCGGGATCGTAATAAAGTCCCGGATCAGCGTGTTGATGCTGGTGGCTACGATGTGATATTTCACTTCGTTGCCCGCCAGCTGCAGCTCGACCTTTTCCACGATGAAGGCCTTGTGGTATTCGTTGTCGAACCACAGCAGATCATCAATCTGGATCAGCTCCGCGTTGGTGATGCCGGCGCTGACGACCAGGTCCAGGGATCCGATTCCCGCCCAGGCCCTTGTCAGTACGGCGCTCTCATATCCCCGGAGCACGGCTTTGTAATTAAACTGTAAGTCCATTATGTTTAATGTTTTCATGCTACACCCCTACGAATTGCTGTTTGAATCGGATCGTCGTCTGCTCCACCTCTGCCTCTCCGGCAAAGATCCGGATCAGGTTGTCGCCCTTGGCCAGGCTGAAGAAGGTCGTCTCGGCCACGTCGATGTATTGGAAGGCCACGGTCTCCGTGCCGGTGATGATGTCGGTCTTGATCACGTTGGTGTTTTCCAGCTCCGTCGTGATCGTCAGACGCTCGTTCTCCAGCAGTGCCATGGTCAGGACGATCTTCTCGCCGGTGGTCTCGTTGATAACCTCCAGCGGGCTGCTCATGGGCCCGTCCATAATGAGGGTGATCGGGCACTCCACGTCTCCGGCGTTGGTGACCAGCGTCCCTAGCGTGTTGATGAAGTCAAACTCGAAGTTGTCCGTGATCTCCAGCGGGAATTCGAAGAGGAGCCCGCCGGTTGTCACTTCGGCCTCGTTGAAAGTCTCATCCGCATAATAAGGATTGAAGGCTTCGAAGATTACTTCAGATACTTGAAAGTTCTTACCTCTATCCTTCTTTCCGGGCCTAGTGGGAAGTACTCTTGCAATTACTTTCTCAAGAGAATATGATTTGTTTTCCATTACAATGGTTAGCTGTCCAGCCCCATTCTTAGGATTCAATATACTAAACAAAGTTCTCATATCGGAATCCAAAGACTCCGATATGAGAACAAATTCAATTGATATAATCTTAGTATCAAAATAGCTACCCCCAACAGGCGTAGCCCCATCTTGGTATGGTGACTTTGTAGTTTGAATAACCGACTCAAGGCCACCCAAATCATCAGCATTTTTTAATTTATATTTTGATGTGGCTGAAAACTCTATACTTTGGCCTTCTGCATTTGTGAAAATTATTTTTTTCATGATACACCCCATGCCAGTTTCTTATCTAATATTTTGAGTTCTTTTGCAACTTCATAAGGTGACTTAACATTAATGGATACATTCATCGTCCTGCTGAAATTGTTAGTGGAAATTTCCTTATTCTCTGCTGCAGTCAATACCCTCTCTCCTTTATGGAGTTCTGCTATGTATCCATCAAACGGGACATATGCCAGTCCTGCCGCATGAGATCCATCGTATCCTCTGCTCGTGGATCCGCCTCCTCCCATTTCTGACTGGGCGCTTCTCCAGAAGGTGAGCTTATCAATCAACCAGCTGACTTTTTCCGATACCCAGGAGGATATAGATTCCCATACACTTTTCATGCCTTCCCAAACTGCTTCAAACATTTCCTTGCCGACATTCCAGAAGCATTCTGCCATCCCAGAGATAATACCGATTAATGCATCCAGGGCCAACTGAAGCGCTTGCCCAATCAAAAGAAAGGCACCTTCCAGCACTCCTTTAAGTCCATGCCAGACTCTTCCCCAGTCTCCTGATATAATGCCCAGGACAACATCAATGATTCCCTTGATCACTCCTAAAGCAATCTCAATTACATTCTTGACCGTGTCGAAAATGTATTGTGCAATCTCAATGATTTCTTCGCCGTTTTCAGACCAGAATTCTTTAAATTCACTTACCACTTCCATAACGAATTCTACAACTTGGCCAGCCTTCTCCTGAATCTTTGGTGCCATTTCGATTATAAAGTCAAGGAATTTCTGAAGCATCGGTAACAGCTCTGCCGCAAGCATATTGAATACGGCTCCACCTACCTGCTTTACATCGGAAAGGGTATCCCCGAACACAACGCCTGCATCTACGGTCTCTTGGGACAGCACAAGGCCTAATTGCTCAGCCCTGCTTTTTAATCCTTCAATTCCTGCACTTCCGGCATCCAGAATCGGAGCCAAGTCCCCGTATGATTTGCCAAATATATCATTTGCGATGGCATTTCTCAGGTTCTTGTCTTCCAAGTCTGCAAGATTATTTAATACATCCTGATAGACTTCATCTGATGCTCTCAAATTGCCGTCTGCATCTTTAATGGATACACCTAATTTTTCATATGCAGCACTTGCCGTTTTGGATCCTTCTGCAGCATCATTTAGGGATCGCTGATTCCTAATCATAGTCTGCTCAAGTTTGGATGATTCAATCCCGCTTTGACCAAAGGCATAGTTCAGTTTCTGCCAGTTTTCTGCGGAGGTACCGGCTCTTCTTGATGCTTTATCAATTTCGTCGGTCGTTCCGGCAATTTTATTTGCTGCTCCAAGCATGGCACCACCAACCGCACCGGCGGCAGCTGCCAAGCCTGCTGCCCACAAGCCTGCAGTTTTAATTCCTGCGCCAAGCTTTCCGGACAGCCCTCCGGCTTTTTCTTCCGTTTTTGAGATGGACTCATTAGCTTTTGCATTGTCCACCAAAATGGATCCAAACAATTTGAAAATTTCTATGGTGTCCACCCCCCTAAATCAAGGATTTCCTTTACGTCGGCAAGGATTTCCTCTTCTTTTTTAATCGGCTTTGGCTTGAGACGTTCCCGGAATTCGTCAAATGACATTTGGAATTGCATTTCATGCACCCACCTTTGAAAAAGAAGCTCCTCCTCCCGCTTTTGGAGTGCCAACTCCAGGAGAGAAAGAGCCTCTTCAATATCAAGGTTCTCTATAAATTTATAATCTCCGTACCGGGTCATGAGAAGGTCGACTACTTCTTCCCAATTAAGCCCGACAGAGATTTGAAAAAAACCTTGAGATTGTTCTCCTTTCCAAGAGTCTCAAGGCATTCCATTAGGATATCCAGTTCCATTGCGGACACTTCATCCGCGGTCATTTCGAAAGGACCAGCAAGAACCTCATAGATGGCTCTTTCACTTTTCTGCTCAGACATAGTCTCAATCAGACCCAGGATTCCTTCAATCCCAACTTCTTCAACATTTACCTCACCAGATGCAGCCATCATCAGATAGGGTTTGATTTCCTCCTTCAGATTGGCTTTTTTAATCATCCGCATGGCGTTGAATACGTCTGCTGTTTGTAGTTTTCTCATATTATGCACCTACCGTTACTGTTACCGTGATATTGTTTCCTTTGTCCATTAAGAGGCTGAATACTTGAGCTCCATTGGATAAGGTTCCAAGATATTCTTTCTCCAATGTCACCGTGCCGGATCCCAGGGTATAGGCTGTTGATACGAGATGCTGACCGTCCAAAGATACACCACCGCAAGCAGCTCCGCCAGTTGATGTGACAGCCAAAACAACGTCAGCCGGAGATGCCTTACTAAAGTCATGGGCATTATCATCAACTGTATTCGTGATGGCCTTAGGATAATAGATCCTAAAAGGTGGTGTGTCTAAATCAGTATCTACATAATGACCCGTAAACGTAAGTGCCAGAACCGCTTCAGCTTTATCCGCCACATTCACCGTTAGTCCGCTGGTATTAAGCGCATTGTACACTTGGATGATGACCGGATCATTTGTTCCGGAAAGCTTTCCTACCCAGGTAATGTTGTCAATGTAGTCGGTCAGTACTATCTCATTTCTGGCCGATATGATGTCATAGTCGGCGCTGGAGGATGTATCCACAGAAGAGGCTGCCAGCGCGGCCTGGATGGTGGATTTCTTAACCTCTTTCACATTGGCGGTCAAGGTGGTCACCCATTCGTCAATGACTTGCAAGCCCTTGGCTGTACCTTTGACGCCATCAATAGGAATTGCTCTATAGGTCGGTATTGCCGAGAAGTTTCCACCTCCCTGTGTGGCTCCGATCAGCTTACCTGCGGCTACGGCGGTCTCAAATGTATCCACTCCCACATAGAAGTTCTTAAAAAATGCGCCTGCATCCAAGAGCAGGCTTTTCGGAGTTTCTGAAGTGTATCCGGAATATGTTTTCATGTATTATTCTCCTTTCAGATCATGCAGATGGACCTCGAAGAGAAGCCGCCTTCTGACTATTTTTTTATCTTCTTCCTTGATTGTATCTCTGCGGTTTTTATATACGGCAAATTCTATTTCATGGTTGATGAAGTAATACCTGTGGAAGATGTTTTGAATACCGTCAGATAGCCTTTCCACCTGATCACTGTAAGCTCCATATCCTACGACATTGATTTCCAACTGAAGCAGTGTTTTCCCGCTTATATTGGAAATTTCGCTAAGTTCGAAAACCACATATGGATATTGCTTCTTGTCTGCGGCTTCTTCGTAATATACATTCGATGCCACGGT